AAAAGCACAGCTTATACTCCAGAGGATTTTTGGAGATATGTCTTGCCTGTTACCTATGGTGATGACATGCTATGTGCTGTTAAAGATGAAGTTATTAGTATTTTTAATAACCTTACTTACCGTGATTTTTGTAAAAGTGTTTATGGGATGACATTTACAGCATCCGATAAGACTCCTTACTTGAAGCAATACTTGGATTTCGACGATACATCATTCCTTAAAAGAACTTTTGTATATAGGGAGGATCTTGGTCATTGGGTTGCACCTCTTGACCTAGACTCTATAATGAAAAGTATTGTTCATATGCTTCCATCTAGGAATGTAGATTTTGAAACACAGTTGATAGATAGTTGTGTTTCTGCTATGCGAGAACTTTTCTTCCACCTGGATAGAGAAGCTTTTATTGAGAGACGTGAAGATTTCATTCGTATTTTATCTGAAGTTACACCATACTCTGGTGTACGTCTCAGAGCATATTTTCCTAATTGGGAAGAAATTAGAAATTCAGTTTTTCCTGTGATAGAAGCTGAATCTAATGCTCGCATGCCTATATCAGCTATTAGTTTTGAACAAAAATGGGAAGAATTTGAGGTGACCGAGGATGACTTACAATCCTTCACCTCATTCTCTTTGCCAGATGATGCTGATACAGGTGTAGATGGTTTCATTAATGCTATGATATTCCATGGTTTCGATAACACCCATCATTTTAGTAGTTTTGTCACTTCCGTGGATGTTTTAGAGTTAATGCAACCTAAAATTATCTCTCATTTGCTACAGGAAACTAATTTCATTACTTGGTTTATAACTGAGTTGAATGATGGTCTTCTTATAGCCGTAACTGAAACTTTAGATAGATTAGCTGAGGTCAGTTATGAAGAATATCAATATAATCTCTCATCACTAGGGCTTGTAACCCTTATGATGTGTGGCCCTATAGCCAACAATGTTTACTCCTAAAATATTAAATGAGGATGCATCACCAAAGAATGATGCTGAGGAAAAGGTTACATCCGAAGAAAAAAGTAACCCCTTGACTGAGGAAAAGTCAGTACCTCTTCCTACTAGAAGGGAGAATATAGACCATGTGTGGGATGGATGGCGAGTTTTACCACATGGCAATCCAGATCGTAAGTGGCTGGTCATTCCAGAATATATGCGAAACATGACTCTATATGAGCTCCGACATCGTCAGGATTTGGCCACTAATGTGGCTACTAAAAGACAATATAAGATGTTGTGCGACAAATTATGCCGTGAACAAGAGCAGACTGTTACTAGTGGTTTATTAGATAAACGTTTAGTTAAAAAGAAAGCTCGTGGTGACTCTAAAAGAGCCGAAAGGGGAATTTTCGTTACGCAATCTGGTAAAGGTGATATGAATATGACTAATACAGAAGAACAACATGAAAATGTTGTTGCCCATGATGGCGAATCTTCTGTTAAGATGACCATAGGTAAATCACCTGTTAATGTGGACGTTGGTAGCAAAGAACAACACGATATACAGCAATTTTTTGAACGCCCCGTTACAATTTATGATTCTACTTGGTCTGATTCCACTGAATATAATGTTAATTTATCAGTTTGGGACCTTTGGACTAAAGATGCTGCTGTTCGCGCTAAATTAAGTCATTATGCTTTTTTTAAAGGTACATTGCATGTTAAGATATCCTTTTCAGGAACTCCTTTTCATTATGGGATGGTGTTATGTAGTTACCAGCCTTTCCCAGATTGCAATTACACTTTATTAGCGTATGATGATTTATTGACATCTACAGTGCCAACATCAGCCAATATCTTGCCCTGTTATAAGTCATATTTATCACAGGCACCAGGTGCAACGTACATAAACATACAACATAATGAGCCCAAAGAAATTGTGATTCCTATGGTTCTCCCAAAACAAACTGCTAGATTATGGAATGATTCCAACAATCTCATTACCAATGCTACCTCATTTGAGGATTTGGACGTATTAGGAGATTTACGCCTAGTTACTCTCAACACGATTTTATGTGCCAATGAAGATTACACTAATGCTGTTTCTGTTAATGTGCAGGCATGGGCTACTGATGTTGAGTTGAGTGTTATTACTGGAACTAACATTGATATCACTGCAGAAGCTAGGAGGCGTCGAAGAAAGCCCGCTGCTATACGCGAAGAGGCACGTGAAATACGTGACTTAGCTGAGGACGTAGAGGACGATGCAGAGGAAATGGAAGAAGAATCTTCTCCAGGTCCTTGGGATAAATATACTCGGGATAAACCTATGTATGATACTTCCAAGACCTGGGGACAACGCATTTCTAATACTATAGATAGAGCTGGAGATGAGTACGATACTCCAGGCCCGGTCTCGCATATTGCTTCTTCAATATCTAAAGCTGGTGAAGCTTTGTCCGATGTTCCTGTTATTGGATCTTTCGCTAAAGCTACTTCTACTGTTGCCTCTAAAATAGGTAAAGTGGCTAGTTGGTTTGGTTTTTCTAGGCCAATTGTTATAGAGAAAACTCTGCGGACCAAACTAGAACCCTTTTCAAATGGAGCTCATGTTAACTACTTTGATACTTCAAAGAAGATTACGCTCGATCCAAAACAAGAGCTTACAATTGATCAGGGGTTGGGAGGAAATGGTGATGACGATTGTATGGCCATCAAACACATTACCTCCCGGGAGTCCTTCGTTCACACTTTTAGGTGGGATCGTACTTCAACAGCAATGTCAACCACCTTGTGGGAGACTCTCATAACACCTATGATTTTTAATACTTGTCCATCGGCGAGTTCTAAATCTATCGTGCAGCCTACTTCCCTAGCTTTCGCTGCCCAAGTTTTTAGTTTTTGGCGAGGATCTATTACCTGGCGATTTGAAATCGTCTGTAGTAAGTTCCATCGAGGAAAACTAATGTTTAAATTTGAGCCCAACTTTAGCCAAGCTGTGCTCATCTCTAGTGATTCTACTAAGTTAAATCAACAGAACACTTTGATAGTAGATATTCAAGAAGTTCAAAATGTAGAAATCACTATCCCTTTTATATCCGATCGTGCATGGAAGGTCTTAGACTCTTCAGGCTCTAAACGGAATAAAGTCACTTGCGACGTCCAAGGGGGCAATTTAGATTATTCAGATTATACCCCTGATCATTGTTGCGGATGGTTACAAGTTCGTCCTTTGAATGAACTTGTCCAACCTACCGACGATGGTGACGTTGCTATAAATTGTTATGTCAAGAGCACAGATATGGAATTTGCTGCTCCTTCTAAGACATATGTCTTTTCATCTCAGACTTATACTGAAACGGAGTCTGGTGAGATAGTCAAAAACAATATTTGCCAAATAGATGTGAATAATGATCATATTTACGAACATCACTTTGGCGAAAAGGTCGAGTCGTTTCGTTCTCTTTTGAAAAGATATGAAACAGCTCTTGCAATGGTCGCGACAGCCTCCGGCGCTAATGCTAAAGGCTTTACTTTCAACCATAATATTTACCCCCCATCAACTAATTATCCTTCGTCTGGGACTAGTTTTACATCAGATGATGGTGAACCCTGCTTGTTTAATTATCTACGATATGCTTACATGGGAGTCAGGGGGGGATATAGGTGGCGATATGTTATATCCAATACTCACGATGTTGGTACTCAAGCATTATTAACCACCTCCTTAGAAAATGGTACCACTTCCCATTATATGAATCCAAACATTGCGGAATCCACTCTAAATTCTCATAATAATTTGGAAACAAATTACTCATATATAGATGGAGCAGTTCGTCATATGACGAGTATCTCTGGTGGACATGAAGTGGAAGTTCCCTTTTATACCAATGATTTATTTAATTTCGCGTGGGCTCCACGATTTGGTATAAATGAGATGGGAACAAATATTCTCTCTACCGTTTGGTCAGGTGTGAGAGCGTCATATTCTATTATGACTGAATCCAACGATAAAGTTGGAATTACTTGCGATTGTGCCGCAGCAGAAGATTTTACTTTTCTACGTTATCAAGGTGCCCCTTTTAGAGTTGAAGATACTTAATTGGATTAAGAGTCTCCTCAAATGTCGGAGCACTTGTATATGTACGTGTAGTAATCCTGCAGTTGGCACATCGCGTACCACAATAGACATTGACCAGGTCTATCGTGATACAAATGAGGAAGAAAAGACCACTGAGTCTTCCCTCACTATTATATAAAACAATCTAAAATTTGGTTTTTAGATTGACCGAGTAGGCGGTATAGTAAATGACTATGTGCCTCTATGATTACGTTTTGAAAACGGTAGTGTATAAGGACTACCAGGTTTTAAGGTTCGATCATGGAGGTCGAACTGGAATTTTCCTGATTATTAGTCCCTACACTTTTAATGAATAGAGGTTTATAGTATCCTATTTTCCCAAAA